GGGGCCCAGCGCGCAGTGCAACATGTCCAATTCCCAGGATCGAAAGATACCGGGAACTGATTGGAAGGAGATATACCTTCCAGGACCTGAGGAGCTCTGATGCCTATGGGTACCAGTGCGCAGACGGTCAAATCAAGAGAGATCCCTGCTAAAGGGGACTTCTCTTCACACTTGGTTTTCGGGAGTTTCTCCCCAACCAGTGTGACCTCAACAGAGGTGTTTGATCGTTTTCCGCCTGATACATTCATGGGGAGGCAGTCTACTGCCTCGGAAAACCATCCCTCTTGGCGGAATCACGTTCGTGGTTCCTTAAAGGGTGATGTTGGTGGGGCCTTTCGTACGGTGAAGCAGTGGGTCGAGACACCTTTGGTGTCCGAATCCATTGCAGGCATCGACGAGTGGCCGCCTGGATGGGGGACTTACGCTAATTTTAGCGGTCCTGTCCTTCCGCTTCCACCTCCGCAAATCGCATTTCCTCCTGTTGCCGAAAGCTCGGAAACGAGTCTCGACGCATGGGGGGCTAGTGCGGTTGCGCAGTGTAAGCCTACCAACAACATTGCGGATGTTTCAACTTTTCTCGGTGAACTGTTGCGTGAGGGTTTACCCCGCGTAATTGGTTCTGCTTCCAATTGGAAGCAAGGTACCTCCCGTGCTAAAAGCGCGGGTAATGAGTACCTTAACGCCGAGTTTGGTTGGAAGCCACTTGTCCATGATATACGTTCCATTGCGGACGCAATCGTTCGTGCTGAAACTGTCTTAAGACAGTATGAGCGCGATTCGGGCAAAGTGGTTCGCCGCAGGTTTAGTTTCCCATCAGAGTCTAATGTTTCAACAGAACGGGTCCGTGATGGTGTCTCGCCTTATTTGGCGGTGAGTCATTCGAACCTGTACTGGAGTAACATTAACCAGGGCAGTGTTTATCGTATCCACACTGTGGAACGCGAACGCTGGTTTAGCGGAGCTTTTACGTACTATCTTCCTTCTGGGTATGATACCAGGAGTGGGATGGCACGTCAGCTCGCCGAGGCTAAGAAAGTTCTTGGTCTCAGCCTGACTCCGGACACTGTCTGGAATTTGGCTCCCTGGAGCTGGGCCGTCGATTGGTTTACCAATGCTGGAGATGTTATCTCCAACATGACCGATTGGGTCACCGATGGCCTGGTTTTGAGGTATGGGTACATGATGGAGCATGTTCGCTCTTCGTATACCTATACTTTTGTAGGTCCGACTGGTTTAAGGTCTGATCTACAACCTGTCCCTATTACCACGGTCACTGAGACCAAGGTGAGAAGGAAGGCAAATCCCTTTGGGTTCGGCCTGACCTGGGGTGGCTTATCACCACGCCAACTGGCCATTGCGGCAGCTCTTGGTTTATCCAGGAGTTGATCGCAGATATGTTGCTTGTCATCTGCGTCAAAACGCCAACGGGAGTGTAACCGCGCTCCTAGGAGTGATGCCCATGTCGTTCTCCGATCCGCTGTCCGTCACCATCTCTGGCTCAGCCATTTCCCTTCCGCGCGTAAGCGTGGGAGACGATCTGTCCGAGTACCAGTCAGCTGACGGGCTTACGTCCGTGAAGGCTTCCCATGACTATGGGAAGCGGACACGGCGCGTTTTGCGAATCGACACGTCGAAGTTGACGGCAGATCCGTTCCGTCCGGCGGAAAACGTGAAGGTTTCGATGAGCCATTACATGGTCTTCGACCTTCCGCCCGCCGGCTTTACGTCTGCCGACGTGCTGGCTGTGTATGCGGGCTTTAAGGGCCTGTATACCGCCAGCTCCGACGCAGTTATCTCGAAGCTGCTGGGAGGTGAGTCCTGATTATTGGACGCATCACCCAGTACGGCTGGAAGAATTCGCCGGTCCGCTACGTTCTCGTAAGAGTCCGTGGCAGGCGGCGCTTCTGGCCGTTTCGGCCTCGGCGTAACTGGTGATGTTGATCCGTGCCTGACCGGCGCGGTCCTCGATCTCCCGATTCGAGAGCAGCAAGAGCTGCTCGACAAAACGGAGGTCGAAGGGCGTCTGATCAACTTCCACGCACAACTGTCACCCGAAAGGTGATGGTTGTTGTTGTGGCGGTAATCAACGCAATCTTCATCGCTGTTAATGCCTTTCTGGATCAGTGTAATACCCTGATCCATTAAGGCATTAGAGAACTCCCGACCAACTACCACAAGGAGTTCGCTGTATGGCAGTAATTATTTCCTCTGAGGGAGAGGGAATGCCTAGCCTCGAGAAATTGAGGACTTTGGCGTTTCTCTTCATCCCGGAGGACGCCTCGTTCCGAGAGGCACGCGGGTGGCTAATCGCCGCCAACGTGCGCTTTCCGAGTGAGGTGATTACGGCCATCTGCGAAGTCCACCTCGAGGACACTGTCCTTGAGGAGTGGCGGATGGTCGAGCCTAAGCTCAGCCGGCGGGTTGGACTTTGATTAGTCTTTCCCCCTGGCTGGGTATTGGGCACTGACGACAGGGCTAGGGATTAGCCACCTCTGATAAGGAGGGACTATGAAAAGCCTGACGTCACTCTGGTCCTGTATGGCTCATGAAATGGCCATACGATGTTGCACAAGCGCCACGCTCGACGTAAAATACGTCGAGCGTCGGGTCGAACACGAGGGGTTATCGTTTTTGGCGATTACCCTGGCGGACTATGGTAAGGCCATCCAAAAATGGCTGGACCAAGGTCTCGTCGTGCCTTCGTCCTGCCCGGGATTCAAGAAGAGTCCCGGCAGGAGTATTGGTCTCCCCGAATTTCTTCGGGGTTTCCTTGCACGTGTGTTCGATCCTTGTAGTGGTGCGCTTATGGATGAGCCGGACATCGAAGCAATCTATGCTTTGCGCCAGTTAACACTGGTGTTCAGCAAGATAGCTCTCCCCGAGGATACCCGTAAGGGTGTTCCTCTTCAGGGAAGCAACCGTTTAGTTGTTTCTCCTGAACGTGAGAGACTAGCGATGTCCGATTTCATTCATTGTGAGCAGGATGTTAAGGCCTCTGACTCTGTCTTAGATCCATCCTATATGGAGGATTTTAGGCGTATGTCAGAGATGCTTTTTGGTGAGTTATTCGCCAAAGTAGATAGAGATATCTACTGGGGACGTATGTTCCCAAAGCATGGTCCAGGCGCGGTTGCTGATAAGCTTAGCAGTAATGCTAAGTGGAATCAGCAAACCTGGCCCGTTCGTCTCCAGCGTATTTTTCCTGCTGGAGAGTTTCTCTCTCCTAACCAGAGATTTGTCTCTGACATGGAGGGAGGACTTAACATCCTCGAACCCGGTTCAGAGATACCCGTTCGGGTTATCACTGTTCCTAAGACGCTCAAGACACCTCGTATTATTGCGATAGAACCAACTGCGATGCAATACGCACAGCAGGCAATTCTCCGCAGTTTACTCGACGCGCTTAAAGAGGATGGTTTCCTCCGGCGTGTGATCGGTATCGATGATCAGGACCCTAATCGAGTCCTGGCTCGTCGCGGATCACTCCGCGGTGATCTTGCTACACTCGATTTGAGTGAAGCTTCCGATCGTGTCTCGAATCAGCATGTACTAGCCATGATGTCTAACTACCCTTATTTGCTAGAGGGAGTTCAGGCATCGAGGTCTAGAAAGGCTGATGTGCCTGGCCATGGCGTTATTCGCCTGGCCAAGTTCGCATCTATGGGTTCAGCTCTCTGCTTTCCCATTGAGGCAATGGTCTTCTTGACCGTTATCTTTCTTGGGATCGAAAGGGAGCTAAGTGCCCCGCTTTCTCGCGATACGCTCATTAAGCGTTTTCGCAAGCAGGTGCGCGTCTTTGGAGACGATCTCATTGTCCCCAAAGACTATGTGCTGTCCGTCGTTGATGAACTCGAGACTTTTGGGTTTCGAGTAAACATCAGCAAGTCCTACTGGACCGGAAGGTTCAGGGAGTCTTGCGGACGGGAGTACTATGATGGCCAAGACGTTTCAATCGTCAAGGTTCGTCAGGTACTTCCGACACGACGGCAGGACGCGAGTGGTGTAATCAGCGCTGTTGCCTTCCGAAACCAGGCTTATTGGTCTGGTCTTTGGAGGACCGCAGCGTGGATGGATAACTACCTAGGACGGCTTTTGAAGGCCTATCCTACTGTAGCTCCAACTTCACCACTGCTTGGCAGGGAGTCAGTTCTGGGTTATCAATTCCAGAGACTGGATCCATACCTTCACTGCCCCTTAACCAAGGGCTATTATGTGAAGGCCGAACCTCCTCCTGATCCTTTGGAGGGGGCCGGTGCCCTGCTCAAGTGTCTCAGTAAGAAACCCCAGGACCCAGGAATCGGTCTTCCGAAACTTGGGTTCCAGGACTCTCACGTTGACGTTGCGAGCGTCGACGTTGAGCACTTGGAGCGTTCTGGACGCCCCGAGCGCGTCAGCATCAAGCTCGGGTGGAGGCAACCCTTTTAAAAGTTGCCGGGGGACTTAGTCCCTTGTGGGAGATGACGAACGTCATCCCTCACTCTTCGACCAGATGTTAGTCCGATCGAGGAGTGAACTGGATTGCCCGTGAGGGCTTTCCAGGGAGATGCACTTTCGCAG